CGCTGACCAGCGGAAGCGGCGGCGAGAAGTTGAGAACTGGTAGTGCCAACCGAATTATCAGCATGCGTAAGCGATGTGAGGAACGGTGAAGATATGGATATTGTAGACATGATTTTTAGTATGTTTTGAAGTAGTTGTATTTCTGAATTTGTCCCTGCTGTCTTACTATCTTATCAATCTCAAGGTCAAGGAAATACTTGGCTTCCGCTTCAGCAACCTGAGCAGAATCAAACTGACCTTCGGACCTGAGGTAGTCTCCAAGACAACCACGGGAAATGTATTGACCAAAAATATAGGGAATGCTTACCTTCTTCCAATTGACCGTGTTAATGCTAGGGTCGGTGTTGGTATTCTTGACTAGGCAAGTATAGAAATTGCCATTGAAAGGCTTGCCTTCCTCTTGTGTTAGTCCGCCAGTAGCAGAACCGCTATCAAAGAAGACCTGACTGCCAGCAAAGTATTCAGTGCTAGAATTCCAAGGGTCGCCCTCAAGGACGGCAGGTTCAAGTCTGTATTCAATAATCATGTCTTCGCTAGAAGAGCCGCTAATTATAAGACGCTCCTGCGTGTCTGTATGCACGATAGAAAAGTCAACATTGATAGCCCTAGTGCTTGAGTTGGGGTCTTTTGACCAAATTGCATATACCTCGCCAGCACCTGATGGCTTAATTAGGTATTTAGTGTCTCCATCGGTCTGAACTGTAGAATTGCTAAACCTGACAATATCAGGCCATCTGTCATACTCCCAAGCCATCTTAAGCCTAGTGTTAGCAAAATCCCGCATCTGGGAAAATGTATCATAGGTGATATCTGTCCTGTCAAGGCCGCAAAGTTGAATTGCGTCTATCAGGATTCGGCTAAAATCTACTGTTTTCATTTTACAAGGAAACCGCTGGCATCGAAGACAGCACCGCCCACAACCGTTTTCTTGCAGTAGTTTCTAACTGCAACCTCAGGGTTGTCTCTGAGGAATTCTTTCAGAAATTGTTTGTCCTCCCAGCATGCATAGCCAAGGCGGACACCCCACATGTGAAACGCATCAGGGGGGATGCGAGCAACGAGTCTGCCAACGCCGTCAATGTTCTTGGCCTCGTTACTATGCCCAAATTGGGCGATTGCTTTTGCTTCGTGTTGAGCCTTCACTGCTCGCATATTCCAGCCACGAAGGAGTTCCCTCTCCACCTCATGCTTGAGGTGGGAGGGAATCACATCGGCAAATGACTGAAGGATATCAGCCATGTATCGGATTAACCGACATAATCGAACTTACCGAAGGCCAGCGGATTCTTCACGCAGACCGAAGCGATAGCGTTGATGAGGCGAGCAGGGCCACCACCGTTGTCGGTGAGTTCCTTCACGCCAGCAACTGAGCCACCGTAGCGGATTTCCGTGTGTTCAATCGGCATCACATAGCCGCAGAAGTTGTTCTTCAGGAACAGGGACGGATGCAGACGAATCGAGCCGAAGTCGCCTTCGAAGATATCGATGGACGAGGTGTAGGTCGAATCAGACGCATTGCGGTTGAATGTGCGGATTGTGGTCTGGGAGTTAGCCGTAGAAGAACGCTCGGTATAAACGAGGTTAGTAAAGGCTCTCTTGAGGTTCGGGCCAACGAGGGCATCGTAGGCTCTGAACTGGCCCGTTTCCTGATACATGGCGGTCAGGATGTCCTGAACGACAATTTCATTGAGGGACGAGACGGTAGCCGTAGACTCATCGGTAGCAGTAGCGTTACCAGCGACACAAGCGGCAGGAGTGCGGAAAGCATCAGCAACCTGAAGGTAGTTGTCGTTAGCGAAGTCGCCACCTGTCGGACGGACGGGGCGAATCCAAGAGTCAAGACCACGGGTAGCGTAGCCCTGCGAGGAGCCATCGTCAGCCTTGGGAAGATTGTTGGAGCAGAAGGTCTTTTCCATGTCACGCTTGAGCATCGTGATGCCCTTGGCGACATTGTTAGCGAGTTCGTCCTTCACGCCAGCAGTGACGGCGATATCCAGAGTCAGGGGCGAGACACGGACGGCCTTGCGGAATTCCTGAATGTGGTTAGAGACTTCGTAGCGATACTGGGTGTCGCCATCCTTAACGAAGTTCTGAATTGTGTTGCCATTCGGGTCAACATCTGTGCCATCGACAACGCCAGCCTGTGAAGCCTGAGCAGTCGGGAGACGGTCAACCTGCCATCTGAACAGCGTATTTCCAGGCTTTGAGCCCTTCGGAGCCATTGATGTGAACGGGGTGTCCTTAGCATCGATAAGAGCGATGAGGTCAGCGAGGTCTTCCCGCTTACCAGAGACGATATTTCTTTCTGTGAGTTTTGCCATTTTAGTGGTGTATTTAGATTATATGAACTTAGATGCGATGATTGCCGCAAGGTCAGTTTGGGAATTAGATTTAATATATCTCTTTGTCGCATCGACATCGTTAGCACCGTTGTAACGGGAGGTCGGAGCGTAATTTGATGTAGGCTGAACAGGGGCTCTTGTATAGTTTCTGTTAGACGACTCACGGGCTTTCGCACCAGCGATGTAGTCTCCTATGACCATGTTATAGTCAGGGAATCTAGTAAGTTGAGGAAAAGCCTTAAGGAATGTTTCTGCAATTTGTCGTTCCTTTGATGTCTTGTCCTTCAACCAAGGATAAACCTTGTGAGCAACTGCGTCCACCTTTGCCTTAGTCTGTATGTATGTCACACGCTTGGGCAGGTGTTCTTCTAGAGCGTCAATAGCATTAAGTTTAATACGCTTAACATCTTCCGATGTGTATTCCGTTTCAGAACCGTCTGAGTTCGTAACTACGACCCCGTGGGAGTTTTCTTCGCACCATCGTCTAACCGACCTAGCCTGAGCAACTTCTTGCTCGATTTCTGCTATCGTGTTAAGATTGGCGTAAGGAACTGCCTCGTCAGCCTTGATTACTATTTCAGATGTCTTATTCGACTCGACCTTGGTCTTCAACTCTTCGACTTCACCCTTAAGCCTTTCGGCTTCTTCCTCCGCTTGCTTTCGCAGGGCAGTAAGTTTGTCAATTCGCTTCTGAACACCTTTGGTCTGGAACTCGCTATCTTCTCCAGTAGCCTCTTCTTCCTGTGAATGAACTTCTTCGCCTTGGCTTAGTGAGTCCGAATATCCAACATCATTCGTATCGCTAAACGGGTCTTCAGAACCGTAATTGTCAGCAGGTTCATCCGCCGATTCGGAGCCTCCTAGGTCTCCGAAGTCCCTGCGGAGGATAGCCGCAAGGCTTTGTTCATTAAACTCACTAGGCTGAGTTCTATTTACACTTTCGCTGTTAGGCTGGGTCGTGTCACCCGTTTCGTCTGTATTCATGCTAGTAAGAGCAAGGCTTTGTTTTTTACAGCGTTTATAGTTCGCAGAAACTTAACCACACCTTGAACACTTTTGACGGTATATCAAGGCGTGATGTAAAAACATGGCATTTTAGCCAATGAACTCGGATTTGACGGCCTCAAGAGCCTTAATTCGTTCATTTTCGAGTGTAAATATGAAATCCCGCAAGGCTTCAGCCCTTCCGCAACAATGAGCCCTAGTCTCTCCAGCGACATTGACGCTTATGGCGGCATTTGTCTCCACTTCTAGGTTTTCCTTGGCGATAAACAGGATATGCTCCCAAAGGTCGCTTTCCTTAAAGCCAAAAACCTTTAAATCATAGTTGAACTTTGACATAATTACTGGACTTGGCCCTCCGCCGCCGCCTGAGCCTGTTCTTGGTTAACCTTATCGGTAACTGGAGTAACGCCAGTTCTGCCAACCTGCTTATTCTGCTGTTGCATGATTGACATCTGGAGGTTCTTCTGATAATTCTCGAAAAGAGCCGCTGTGAGTTGGTCGCCCTGAGCCATCTGCTGAACCTTTGGAGACTTTCCAGCGATTTCTTGCAGGTATTGCATCTTTGTGCCAGCCGCAGGGTCATTTTCGACATACTGAGGCTCGATGCCCATAAGCATCTTGACCACATCGTTCTGGATGTCGTTATACATCTT